CCAGAGCCGAACGCGACCGCCAATGCCTGCGATCTCAGCCAGAAGCCCGCTGTGATCGCGCCACTGCTCGTCGACCATCGGCGGAAAAGTCAGTTTTGCTTCGAACCGCTGCACCATCAGGCCGCCCGGAATGAGCTCCTGCGTCTGTGAGGCGAGCGCCTGGATATTGTAAGGCCGCAATCGAAAGCTGCGCACCTTCGGCGGCGGATCGAACGGCCAAACCCAAGTCGTCACGGATCAACCCGCATCGTAGAAATGGGGATCCCGCGCGCGCTGCGTCTTCATTTGCTCCATGACGTACTTCGCAGTCTTCGGGCGCTCGGCGCGAAGGCGCAGTTCGATCTTGGACATCAGGTCTGGGGTGACGTCGTTGAAAGTACGGTTGTCGTTGTAGACAATCGGCGCACCGCTCGCTGAGCCAACATCTGACAGTTGACCCGGCGTACCAACATTCACCTGCTCATTGGGCGATTTGTAAAACGCGATGAGCTGCGAATCCGTGCTACCCGATCCGCCCGGAAGAATCGTTCCGCCAGATGCGAACCCAGGCAGCTTCAGACCACCAAATAGCGCGCCCAATATGCCGCTAGAGCCGCCGTTGGTCGCCGTGTTTCCATATAGCAGTGTCTTAAAACCTGCCGTCGCCTCCATCTTCAGGAACGATCCGATCAGCATCCGCACTGCATCATTGACGTTATGAATATTGCCTTCGAGAGCGGCTCCGAATGTCTGTTCGAGCGACTGACCGAGACTTTGTGCATGGACGTTCGCGTCGACCAGCTTTGAGGTCGCCTGCGCCATCGCGCGATTGTAAGTCTCCTGGCTGATCGTGCCTGCGGCAAGAAGTTGGTTCAGCCGCTCCATGGTCTGCGCGTAGCGCTCCCATGGGTTGAGCATCTCCTGAGTGAGTTGCGCCCCCTTAAATTCCAGCATCTTCTGATTGAGTTGCTGAAGCTGCGGCGGAAGTTGGCTGACGGAAGTGACGGCTTTTTGAGTTTCCGTCCCGAAAATTCCTAGACCATGCCCAAGAAGCGGAAATCCTTCGGCCAAGGCATCAAAGTCACCCCGGACCAACCGCGTCTGAAATTGCAGATCCCGCATTGCCTTTTCGGCTTCTGGAAAATATGGAGCCAGTGGCGGCCCGGCGTTGACGGTAACTTGCGTCGGTGCCTTCGATTCACCTTCCTTTTTAAGCGCGGCAAGATCAGCGCGGTTCTGCGCCAGCTTTGCTTTGAGTTGGTCGGCCTGAGTCGCCAAAGCCCCGATCGTTGTGCTGTCGGGTGCCGCGGCGATTTTCATCGCCGTGGCCTTCAACTGGCTTTCGAGAAGAGCATTCTCCTTTTCGATCTCGTGTATTTTTGCCAATACCTCGTCGTTATCCGCAAGGTATGAGCCGGCAAGGCCGCCGCCCAATGCGCCAGCAACGCCACCAATAACCGCGCCGCGCTTGCCGCCAACTGCACCGCCAACGGCGGCCCCCATACGCATGCCCTGAAACGCCGCAGCAATTGTAAGAACAGTTCCTTTGTTCTCCACCATCCACTTGATGAGATCGCCGAAGCTTTTGGCAATATTCTGGATGCTCTCCTGGAAATCAGGAGAGGTCATGATCGATCGCAATTCCTTCAAGGCTGGTAAGAAGCCAACTGCGATGTTGACGCCAGCCGCCTTCAGCGCGGTCCCCATCTTGGTGAACTCGTCGTTCGCCTCTTCGGCTTTCTTGAGAACGCTGTCTGGGATAACCAGACCAAGTTTGCGGGCTTCTTCCGCGAGCCGCGCCAACTCTTTTGACCCTCCCATCAGGACCGGAAGTAACTGTTGACCCGCCTTGCCGAACAGGTCCGTCGCGATCCGCGCCCGATCCATCGGGTCAGGAATGCGTCCGATACGATCGGCGACTAACGCAAAAACTTCAGCCGCATCCTTTCCTTTGACGTCAGCGATAGACAGGCCGAGACGGCCAAGCGCGCGCGATACCTCCGTGACCTGATCACTGTTATCGCCCAGTCGCTTCGACAATTGCAGCATCGCATTGTCGAAGTCTTCAATCTTCACACCTCCGGAAGCCGCTGCATAGCGAAGCTCTTGCAACTTGTCGGTTGAGATACCGATCTTCTGCGCTGTCTTGGCGATCTCGTCGCCAGCATCAGTGGCGCGTTTTACAAAGGCGACAAGACCAGCAGCAGCAGTAACGATCAGCGCATTACGAAGATTGAAAATCTCCCCGATCGCGCGCGACGTTCCCTTTCCGAACGTCACCATGCCCCGCGCCATTTGAGCCGCAGCCGAATTAACGACAGCCTTCACCGCGCCCATATCCTCTCGGATTTGGGCGACGTTCGCAGCTACGTCGACTCGTAATGCGCCAACTGGCTCGGCCATTAGTGTGCCGTCTTTCTCAGGTCTTTGCCGCCGGACCGCGCGTTGATCATCTCGAACGCGCGTAACAGTTCATCGGGCGACATGGGCTTTCGTTTCTTGCCATCGATTCCACGCACGGCATCATCGAAGCGCGGCATCTTCTTCACTCGATGGAAGTAAGCCGAATGCCATGCGCCAAACATCATCACTCGGTAGTCAGCTAGTCGCCGTTCGCTGGCAGCCTCAATCCGATTGAGTGTCTGGAATGGAGTCGACCTCCAGAATTCCGCTTCGGTCATTCCCGCTATGAGCGCCTGCTTCAGCCAGCCGAGAATTGGGTCTTTCGGCCGATCGTCCGCAGCAGGCGCATCAGAGGGTTTTGTTTTGGCTCCGGCGGCTTGCCTTCCTTGCCCCACCACGTCCTGCGGAACGCAAGACTGATAGCTTCGGACACAGGGCCAATCGGCGGGGCCTTGGCCATGATCTCCTGCCAGGTAATGCCCGGCGCGGACTCCCGCAGACCGACCGCAAGAACCTTGGCCACGAACTCAAGGTCGAACTTTGCGAGCGCTTGTGCTGTTTCGATCTCGAACGATTCGCCCAACTGCTCTCGCAGCAGCGCGAAGCCCTGCCAATCGTACCGCAGGGCGTAAGGCTTGCCGTCCAGCTCGACGACAGCCTCACCTTTGTACGGATTGACCATCAGGCCCAGCCGTCCGCCAGCGTCGGCTCGCCCGTGACCTTGAACGTGAGTTCTTGGGTCATCTCATCCGCCATCGGCATCGAGTGCGGCAACGCCGTCAGGAAGGCGTCGAAGCGGAAGTAGGTCTTTGCCGTGTTCGGCCAGTTGATCTGATACCGGACGGCTTCGTCGTTCTTGAAGTCGTCGTAGAGTTTCTTGTGGTCGTCGGTATTGCCGGCGCCTGGAACGAGCGCGACGGTCACAGTGACTTCGCCGCCGTCGCGCAGCGCGCTCAGGAATTCTCGGAAGCGGTTGTCGCTCTGGCTGTGCGTGGCGTCGACCGTATCGCGGGTCATGTTCGGCCCACCGACTTCCTTCACTTCGCCGATCAGGTCGTCGAACACATCGGACGTGCTCTCACGGTACATGAGAACGCCGTAGCCAATTTTACCTTGCGTTGCGCTCATAAGAAGGCTCCATCGTTGGGATTGCCCGCGTCGTCACGACGCTGGCGAAGTCGCCTTGCCCAAGGGCGAAGAGGGCTCAGGTCTAGTTGTCGAACCAGACCATAAAGTCGCGAGACACCCGATACTGCTTCGGGTCCGACTCGTAGAAATCGCGCACGGTCATCGCGAAGATTCCTTGAAACGACCAGCTATCGCTTCCCGAAGTCACAGCGCCATTGAAGCCGTGCAGTCGACTTCGGATGAGATCGGCGAGCGTCTGCGCCGCAGTGAACGTCGTGGCCCATGCGTCGATCTGATAGCGCGCCCAGCCGTAATCCTGGCTTCCGCTGTTCGAAATCTGATCTTCGCCGCTCACTTTGAAATAGGTCGCGGCGGGAAGCGTTGGCCCTTGCGGCAAGATAAGCGGATAGACGCGCGTGCCGAGTATCGCGGCAATCTGCGCGTCCGTTATCAACAATGTCCGCAGCCCAACCTCAATCACGTCTCACCACCCGCCAAAGAAACGTGATTGAGTTTTACTGATTGTGCCGCGCTCGGCGCGACCACGCAGACGACGAACGGCTTTCTTCAGCACGTTCCAGATTTCATCGCGGTAGATTTGCAGCACCTTGTCTTTGTTCGTGTCCCATGCGGGCCGCATGAAGGGCTCGGCCGGCATGATGCCTGCGTAGCTACCGTCCTTGTGGTAGCGTGGCCCCGTGCCGAACTCGACGAGATGGGCAACGTTGCCTTTCGGCGACGACGCACCGACGTAAACGACGACATCTCCGGGCTTGCGCTTTTCACCCGCCTTTTGGCTCGCCTTCAGCACCGTCGAGATTTGGATGCTGTTGAGCACCTTCGCAGTGGCACCCAAGCTCTGGCGCGCAATTAGCGTTTTCGCTTCGTCTGCTACGGGCTGAAGCGCTTTCTTTCCTGTCTCGCGAAGAACGCTATCGCTCAAAGACTTCGGCAACTCATCGAAAAGTTGGCCGAGTTCCTTTGCGCCGCTCACGCCGGCAATGAAATACTGCCGAGCGGTCGGCATCAGCCGACGGTCACACCGGGGCGGGTAATTTTGACCGAAAGAACCGTTGCCGATTTGGCGAGGCCGATCAGGTTGATCTCTTCGCCAGTGCTGAGATCGGCTTCAGGTTCGATCGCACCCGCCGTCGAACTGAGATAGTAGCGCGAGCCGGCGGTCAGGACCGAACCGAGCGCTACATCGCCCTCAGTCAGAATAACGAGAGGCTGGCCGTCGGAGGCGCCGCAGAGCGCCATGCCGCCGGTTTCCTGCACTTCCTGCGTGGCGCTATCGGCATCCGCCAGCTTGTATTTGCCGGTCGACGCTTCGCGGTAAACCATCTGGCCCGCCGTAATTGTCGCGCCGGCTGTGACCTGACGAGTCACCGCGCCAGTTTGGGCGATGACGTTTGCAGCAGTAAGCGAAAGATCAGACACGGGTTTCCCCTTTTCAGGTTAAAAAAAATCTGGAAGTTCTAGGCCGTCACATCAGCCCGTCGAATAGTCTTGATCGACCAATCGACATTGCGACCAACCTCATCAGGCGAAACGATATCGAAGATCGAAT